AATAAAAATAAAGCAGAAATTACCACAATAAACGATACTCATCTTTTTAATTTTAAAACTTACATAGCTAGACTACAAGAAAATCAAAATCATTTATTATTAAATATAGAAACAAATAAAGGTAATACCATTGTTGCTAACGACAAGATGGATAGGCTAGAAGAAAAAATTAAACAATTAGAAATTGATTTTAAAAATCTGCTTATAAAAAGAAGTGAGTAATATAAAATATTTAATTATATTTATTTTAATATCGGGGTGCGTAAAAAGTGAACATAGTTTTAGACCCGCTCCTCCTGGCTTAACTTCTGCAATATATGAATTATTAATAAAAATAGAAAATAATTATGAAAAAACCTATTGATTTTTTATTACCAATTTTAGGCTTTATGCTTACGGGTTTGAGCGCGTGGGTACTTATGTCTGTAGTAGAATTACAAGTATTGGTTGCTATGCTCCAAGAAGAAATACTAAATCTTAACAAAGACATATCAAGGCTATACCATTACATGGATAAGCTAATAAAATAAGCTGGTCTGGGTGGAAGGATTTGAACCTCCGATCCTCTGCTCCCAAAGCAGATGCGTTACCAGGCTACGCTACACCCAGACTTATATATTTTTTGAGACTTGTATCAGAGAGTAATCAGAGAGTAAATGATATGTCGAAAACGAAACACTCAATAAAATAAACCCTTATTTAATACGCATTTTTGTCAACTTTAATTGTCTAATTGTGGTTGCAAGTGTTATATAACAACGATAATAAACAAAATGATTGGTAGGTTCGAATACTACGAACATACATTGTTACACAACAATTCTAAAGTATCAGAGAGTAAACGAGAGAGTTTTTGAGGGAGTTATTAGCTCCCTCATTTTTTTATTTAAGCAGATTTATTTATTGGAGCATTGATAGGCAGCTCTCTATCTTGGTATGTATTTTCGCCAGCTAGCTCTCGATTTAATTGTGGCATTAGTGGAGCATACTTGGTCTGTAGTTTACGTTCTTCTCTTACATTAGCCTCTATCTCCAAAAATTTTTTAGCAACTCTATGCTGCTCTTTAAGAGGTACAGACGCTAACATAGTTTCTGGATTTCCATTGAATAACAAATCAATATTCCATTTCTGTTCTTTAGCTAAAGTAAATAAATGGTGTGAACTTATACCATTTAAACCTTTTTCGTATTTTTGGATTTGTTGAAAACTAACTTTTAAACTTTTAGTTAGTCTTGTTTGCGTTCTCTTTGATAATGTTCTTAATACAAACATCATCTTTGCTATTCTTTCTTTTTCTAATAAAGCATCCATGCCTCATCCTTTTGTTATTTGATTAATAGCAGTTCTTCCTTCTTTCTCATTCAAATTCAAATCTTTGTAGTAGTGGCTATCTCTAATCTTTTTAGTATTTCCGTAACGTCTATCCATTTGTTTTTCAGTTAATACTTTAAGATCTTCCATTCTTGATATGCTCCATTTTCTAAAAGGAGACAATCCACTCTGCCAGTTGATACCTAATTTTTTAGCAGATTGTTTTACTTTCAACCCAGCTCTACTTTTAGTTAGATCAAATATTCTTACAAAAGTTCTTCTCTTTGGTTCTTTTGTATATGGATCTTCATAAGTTACATTTTTAATTTTTTTAGGAAACAACTGAGTTTTCATCCAGATATGCAATAAACCTAATAGTTCATCAGATGCCATAATTGGATCTCTATTATCAACACCAGTTTTAAGAAAGTAGGGTCTAAAGTTATTCCATTTATCTAGTGAGTGGTTCAAGTAAATTAAACCATTATCAAAATCAATATCATCATAACACACAGCAACAACCTCATTTGCTCTGGGGCCAGCCTCGGCAGCTAATTTATATAATGCTTTTAGTTTAATATCTTTTTCATTATTAAGAACGCTTAACAATTCGTGTGATTGTGGCAGCCATTCTTTTTTCTTAACATATTGAGTGAAGAAGTTTTTTTGAAAAGTAAAAGATAAAAGCGAAACATCTATCTTCCATGAATGCTCCAGGCAAAATTTAACAAACTTTTTAAACTCGCCAACTACTTCTTTAATAGTTTTTTTACCAATAGTTTTATCTAATCTTATGTAATAATCGCTGCCGTTTTTAGTTCTCCAAGCAGTACGTTTGCTGCTTAAAATTTTAGGTAATGTTTTTTCTTTAAAATCAGACATCTTATAATCCGATAAAAATTCCTGGTTAAGATAGGGTACAAGATGGTTTTTTAAATAACCGATTTGCATCTGGATATATTCTGGTGTGTTTAAAGTACCTTGCTCTAAAACTTTTATGTATGAATTTATTGCAAATTCAAATGTAATTTTCTGATCGATTACATTTACTTTTTCTGAATTTTCTAATTGAGATCTTAACTTCTCTGCTTTACGTTTTTCGTTCAAGCCGAAGATTTCTTTGTTTTGTTTTTTAGTTTTACCATTAACTTTGTAAACTACCTGGACAATTAATTTCTTACCGCCAGCTCTATCAACAGTTACGACTTGAACTTTCATATACTAATTATCCTCCATCTGTTCGTTAAGTAACATTCTTTTTTCTAAATGATCTATTTGGTCAAAAGCATTTTCTAAAGTATCTTTTTTTTTTGGTTTAGGTTTATCAATTTCAAATTCAGTAATTTTAGTAACTGGATCTGGCTTGTGATTGTAAACAACTTTTTTAGACATTACGCAGCCTCCATTGATTGATTTTTTTTTACTTTTTTTACTTTGCTAGTCATCCAGTTGTGAAATTCTACAGCTTGAACATCGCTATCAAAAAATAAACAATCATCGCATCGTTCAATGTGTGGTTTTGAATAAGGATCTTTTGGATCCGTAATTCCAACTGCCTCAACGTCTGTAAAATAACCTTTACCATCACAACTTTTACAATCGCTAGTTTTTTTAACTTTTTTATCTATGTCAAATTTATTGACAACAGCTTTTTTAACACCATCTAATTTTTTGTATGGTTCAACTGTGTAACCAGTACCAAACAAACCAGCATTCATATTGGCTTGTATGTATTTTTTCCAGTTAGTAACCTGGTTATCTTTTTTGATTGTAATACCCATGTCTCCATGTTTACCCATTTTCCAACTAGGGTAATTGTATTGCTTAAACATTTTTGCGTTTGTTAAATGCACTATGCAGCCTCCATTGTTAAAGGTTTAACGAATTTTTTGTAGTCATCAAAACTGACATCACACAATAAAGTTCCGTACTCATCGCCAGCATACAAAACTAATCTTTGCTCAACTTCATTGTGAGGAAAAGAACCAGAGACAACGGCAACAACCTTGCCATCCGCTTTTAATTTTTTAATTGTTTGAACTGGAACATTTTGATTTCTACCCATTGAGATAGATTTGTTATTAACTTTTTCTAAATCAGACATACTGATTACTTGGTAAGTCTTACCCATAGCAGCTCCTTTTGGTTTATCCCACACAAGCAAAGTCTTACCGATAACTTTGGATGACTTATTTTTTTGTGGAAGGATTACGTTAGTAAAATAGTTCTCAAGATTTGAGTAACTGGCAAACTTAATTTTTTGAAAGTTATTAGCCATACAATAGATATAATTATTAGTTGCTAATCTGTCAACACCTAATTGACAAATTGGCTAATCTTTATTTAGGCGTAGGAAGGGTATCCGAATTTAATCAGTTTAGAGTAGTTCTAAAGTAAGATAACTAGGCTTGTATCTTACTTAATTGGTCTTGCAGACTAATAACAGCAATCAATTTTGAGTGAGCTGTCTTGCTTATAGCCGCAATCCCTGGAGGATACATTCCCCCGTTTTTAACTTTAAGTCTCGTGATCTTTGCGTTCAGAGACTTTCGTTCCTTTTCGATCTGAGTTATTTGTTGGCTCAGATGTTGGTAATGATTTATCATTACTTACCTCTTTTATTCTAGCGAATTCAAAGCTAACAGTTTTTCCATCAACTTCGTATGTTGCTGCATCGCTAGGTATGGTTTGTTTTGCAGCATCAGAAACAGAATTAAAAACTTCACTTGCTGTAAAGTTTGCACTTCCATTCCAGAATTTTTCAATCCGTTTACTCATCGGGATAATCTCTTTCTAAAATTATTTTTAAATAATGAATAGCTTTTTTAATATCTTCAGCTTTATTTTTATTTTGATGTCTGCACACATATTTTACAACATTTCCCTCTGCAAACAATAGTTTATTCTCACTTATAAAATAAGCTGGTTCCACTTTCATTTTTTTATAATGATCGCTGCCAACTTGTTCAGTTAAACAACTGTAATTAAATTCTTTAAATATATCCTCGTGGGTCATTGTTTTATGATCTGAATACTTCTTGCTTTTCCTGGTAATTTTTTTATCCATTTTCTATCTTCTAATTGACTTACTCTTTCTTTAATAGAATTTTTTGATTTTAAACCTACCGCCACCTTCATTTCATCGTAAGATGGCGATATGTTATTTTTTGCAATATAGTTTTTTATAAACTTAAAAAGTTTTAGTTGCTTTGCAGTTAAACCATATTGATCCATATTTTATTACCAGGGAGCTTCTTCAAGAGGTGGAGAGGCTGGTTGAGCTGCTGCTCCGTTACCAGTTCCCGTTTTCTTGATAGTAATCTTTAAAGATTTATCTTCCTGGATATAAGCAGATGCCTCCATCCAAACACCATCTATAGTAAAATTTTTTCTATAAGGTTTATTGGTTTTAGCATTTATTTTATCACTATCTGATAAAACAAGATCTGGTCTATTACTGGTAGATGGATCTTGTGGGTTTTTGTCTGCGTTACGTTTCAAACTAAATGTTGCCACCCAGTTTGGATCTTGTGGTTTCTTAAAATCAGCCATATATATTTATCCTTTGGTTAATTGCTGTTTTCTATTTAAGAAGGCATTTTTTACTTCTTCGTACCTTGTTAAATTTTGTGATTTAAGCTGCGTTAAAAATTTTTTATTTTGACTTTTTAACTGCTCTAAATTTGCCTGGTGGGTTACAGTTTCTACTCTTTCTAAAATTACATCAACATGATCTAATTTAATCCCTGAGTTTTCATTATTGGTTTGTTTTTCATTTGGCATTTCTTGATCTGAATAGACGTTGCCGTGAATACCTAATGCCTTTAAAATTGCACGATCAACAGCTCGTTTTTCTGCAACTGCTACTGGATAATCAAACTGGTTATTTTTAGGAGAGGCTTCTCCAAGTGTTACAAATTTTTTAGTTTTATATAAAGCAACTGCTTTAACAACTGCTATGTCTTTATCTAAATTACAATGTACTAGATCTATGTTGGTTTCAATATTGTAATGCTGGGCCAATCCTTCTACTTCCAAATGTTTTATAATCCATTTGCCAGGCTTAAACTCCCACATCCCACCATCTGCTTTTAATTTTGCTGTATAAGCTGTAAGTGATATTAAATTTATGACGTTACCCATGCAGCTCCTTTTTCGCATAGCCAGAGCTTGAATGAAGGTAAAAGAATACTGCTGTATTAAAACCTTTATCGTGCATCGCTACACGACTACTCTGGCTATATTTAACAAAGTAAACACCCAAGAGAGCTAAGGTTACAATAGTAATTATAACAAGGCTTATAGGCCACCATAAACCTTTGCTAGTATAATTATTTCTTGTCTTTGCTAAATTCTTTTTCAACAGCCACGGCTGCACATTTAAAACTGATATATTTTGTTTCATTCTAAACCCCATAGTTTCATTGCAATTTCTTTATGCTCTCCCATACCTTTCCAAAAAAAGTGGTTGAAGTCTGGAGCAATATCTTGATGCCAAGTAGTTTTACCAGCGTGATTAGACATCACTCTTTCTCTACGCCTGGCTACCATGGTTAATTTATTAAGATGTTTTTTTAAATTTTCTGGTTTTAAATCATCGCAATTATCTGGACTATAAATTTTATATTCTTC